TGGAGGATATTGTGAAGATGCACCAAGAGGCTGAAAAGCTGATTGGAAGGCAGGCACAAGAAGTCGGAGAGATGCGTAAGCTCGCAGACCAGCTAATTCAGCAGAACCTCAATAAAGAGCAACCAGTTGCTAAACAAGAAACAGAGATTGACTTCTTTGAAGATCCGAAAACAGCGGTTCAAAAAGCAGTTGAGACTCATCCAGACATTATCGCTGCTCGTGAAGCTGCTCAGCAGTTCAAGAAGATGCAGACTCAGCAAATGCTTCAACAAAAGCATCCTGATTTTGCAGAAGTGGTAGGAGATGGTGAGTTCCAGGAGTGGGTTAAAGCCTCTCCGATTCGTTTGAATATGTTTGCTATGGCAGACAGTCAATACGATTTTCAAGCTGCCGATGAATTGTTGAGTACTTTTAAGCAGATTCGTGGCGTTAAAGCCAAGCAAACCGCTGATGCAGGCAAACAGGTTCTTAAACAGAATCTCAAGGCTGCTTCCGTTGACACTGGAGGTACTGGAGAATCATCAGCCAAAGTCTATCGCCGTGCTGACCTAATCCGGCTAATGATGACTAACCCTGCTCTTTATGAGGAGCGTCAGCCAGAAATCATGAAAGCATACGCCGAAGGGCGTGTTCGATAATCAATTTTTAGGAGTTTTATAAAATGGCTAATACCTTTTCCGGCGCAAATGCCGTAACCACCACCAGCGCAGCGAATTTTATTCCTGAAGTATGGAGTGATGAGATTGTTGCTGCGTACAAGAAGAACCTGGTTATGGCTAACCTGGTTAAGAAGATGAACTTCAAGGGCAAGAAAGGTGACACGATTCACATTCCTAGCCCCGCACGTGGTTCTGCTTCTGCCAAGGCCGCTGCCAACACCGTTACCTTGATCGCTGAGAGCGATACCGACATCTCTGTGTCGATCAACAACCACTACGAGTACTCGCGTTTGATCGAGGACATCGTGGAAGCTCAAGCTCTGTCGAGCCTGCGCGGTTTCTACACGGAAGATGCTGGCTACGCCCTGGCTAAGCAAGTTGACACTAGCCTGATCCAGTTGGGTCGTGGTGCTAACGGTTCCAACGCTGCTAACCAGCAGTACTCTGGCGGTTTGATCGGTTCTACCGGCGCTGCTTACACCTACAGCTCGTCTAACGCCGCTGCTATCGCTGACGCTGGTATCCGTAAGGCTATCCAAGTGTTGGACGACAACGATGTGCCGATGGACGGCCGCGCTCTGGTTGTTCCCCCGGTTGCTCGTAACAGCATGCTGGGTATCAACCGTTTCACCGAGCAAGCCTTCAAAGGCACGGGTTCCACCCTGATGAACGGTGAGTTCGGCGACATCTACGGTGTGAAAGTGTTCGTTTCTACGAACTGCGATACCACCGCTGCTACGACCCCGGACAAAGTGGCTCTGCTGTTCCAGCGTGACTTCGCTGTTCTGGTTGAGCAACTGGGCATCCGTTCGCAAACTCAGTACAAGCAGGAATTTCTGGGTACGTTGTTCACCGCTGATACGCTGTATGGCGTGTCTGAGCTGCGCGACAAGTCCTGCGTGCCGCTGATCGTTCTGGCTTAATTATAATAAAGACTTAAGCTTGCACCCCTGAAGGCTCCATCTCAAAAGGATGGAGTCCTTTTTAAAGAGCCCTACGGGGCTTTTCAGAAAGGAAACACAATGGCTACATTTAAGATGATTGATAATGATGATCCCAACCGCTACGCTGTCGTAGTGGAGGACGGAGACATCAAGAGTTTCCGTGATAACCCTGAGTGGGTAGAAGTTATTGAAGTAGTGGAAGAGCCGAAGAAGAAATCCAAAGCTAAAGAAGAGTAAGATGGCTATTGATCTTTCGTCATTGTCGGGAGCAACTTCGCTTACTAAAGCGATGACTGATCCTAGCGGCGCTTCTAATTCAAGCACTTGGGGGACTACGTTTTCTACTCCTCAAGGAGATTTTACCTTTATTTCTGAAGACGTTATTAACAAAGGTACGAAGTTTGATGATAATGTCTCGTATTTGCCTTGGTTTTTAGATGCAAATAACCTTGCGCGTTTAAATCAAGTAGGACAATACGTTGATCTTACTGATGTAAAAGCCAGTGGAATTACTGCTAAAGATACCTGGGGTAATTGGGTTAAAGAACGTCTGGGCCAGTCGCCTAAAGGTTTTATTGTTCCTGCAGGAAGTATTGATCCTACCTCTAGTGGAATTTCTACCACTAAAACAAGTCAAATAGGTAACATTACCGGTATTGCCAACAAAGACGGTAAACTTGTTTACGCAACCACAGGTAGTCCTGGTTCTCAGTTTGGATGGGTATCAAACGAAGGTGTTTGGAATCAGCCTGAGCCTTCTCGTTCTGGCGGATTTTTAGGAAAGCTGGTTGGCGGAATTAGCGATGTTCTCCAAGGCCTTGGTCCTATCACTCCTATCGTTCTTAACGCTATTGCTCCTGGGGCTGGCACTGGTTATGCAATTGGTACAACTATTGGGTCAGGTGGAAACGTAGGCGATGTGCTTAAATCTGTTGCTATCAGCCAAGGCTTGAGTGCTTTGGGAAACGCTGCGGTTTCTTCCACAGCAGGTACAGACACTGCTTTCCTTCAGGATATGGATCAAGGTATCTTTACTGACACCACTCTTGATCCTGCTTTTGTGCAGGACATGAGCCAAGGCATTGAATCCTTAGCTCCTGTGGTTCCTGATACTGCTTTCTTGCAAGACATGGATCAAGGAATTACTCCTGAAGTTAATCTTGAAGGCGGTGACTTGGGCATGACTGAAGCAGAGGCTCAGGATCAGTATTATCGTGACATTGGACTTGATCCCAGCACGGTTGTGGATACACCTGCTGTGCCTACCGCTGGCGATACGCCTGAAGTTCCTGTTGCACCGCAACAAACTACCCGTAATCTGACTCCTCAGCAGATCTCTCAGCTCCTGAAGATTGGTGCTGGTTTGTTTGGGGGCGGAGCTGTAGCACAGGCTGCTCAGGGGCTTATGGGAGGCGGTACAGGGGGCGGCATGGCGCTTCCTACGATTCAGGCTCCTACGCCCTTTACAGGCACGTATAGCGGCATGAATATGAATGATCCTGCCTACTATCAGCAAGTGCAACAGAATTACAACAGATTGTTCCCAACAACTCCAGCCAATGTTGCTGGTCCGTTGGGGTCCTGGTATCAGACTAAGTATGTACCGGATACGACAATCTCTAACAAATTGTTTGGAGTCTAAATGGCAATCTACCGTGGTCCTGGAGGCTCAGGAGATGCTACTGATGATGCAGCAAACGCAGCAGAACTGATTATTCAGAAGACTGACGAGGCGGCTGCTTATGCTGCTTCTGCGTCTACCTCAGCCACTAACGCTGCCTCTAGTGCTGCTTCTGCTGCCTCAAGCGCTTCTGGAGTAAGTGCTTCTGCGGCGGCTGCTGCTGCATCGGCTGCTGCTGCTTTGGTGAGTGAGACTAACGCTGCCGCTAGCGAAGCTAATGCTGCTATTAGCGAGACTAATGCTGACGCTGATGCAACCACAGCTACTACGAAGGCTGCTGAAGCTGCTGCCAGTGCTTCTAGTGCCTCCTCTAGCGCATCGTCAGCGTCCACCAGTGCATCTAATGCTTCTACGAGTGCCTCTAATGCAGCTTCTAGCGCCTCTAACGCATCCTCTAGTGCCTCTGCTGCATCCACCAGTGCAAGCAATGCTGCCATCTCTGAGGCTAATGCAGCCTCTAGTGCTTCCACTGCTGCTGGTTATGTGCCTTCTATTACAGGGCAGACTGGTAAGTATCTGCGCACTAATGGTACAAGCAATTATTGGGATATAGTTGATTCATTTCCTTCACAGACAGGGAATAACGGTAAATTCTTAAAGACTGACGGAACTGCAGTTTCTTGGGCTTTTGTTCCAGAGCCTGCTGCAGCTACGCCTTTGGCTGACGGTCTTGTATACGGTCAGACAGACGATGAGCCAGGACTGTGGTCTGGTACGATTACCAATAACGGCAACTATCTGTATTATGCCGATGGCGGTAACTATAATATCAGTTTTGCCGCTAGTTCTGCTGTTGGTGTCGCTGCGGCTGCTGGGCAGATTGCTGTAGGACAGTTGATTACCATCAATGACGGTACAACCACTAGAGACTTCGGTGTTATTACCGGGGTTACTGCAGCAGATCCTACGTATATTACTACATCGTTAAAGCCTTACGGTAGCTCGTTAATTGATATTAAATATTGTGCTACAATGACCCTTGTAGGATCTCCTGGCGGTAACGTAGGACTTGGTTACAATATTTATGACAATATCAACAACGGTTCCTATAATACCGTTATTGGATTTAATGCCGGAGCTAGCGTTGTTGATGGTAACAATAATATTGTTATCGGGTATAATGCAAATACGTCCTCAACCAGTGCAGCTAACGAGGTAACGATTGGTAACACAGATATTACCAAGACCCGTCTGCGTGGGGCTATCTTAGTCGGTAATAGTTCTCCCTCGGCTGGTACGTCTGGTCAGGTGCTGACCTCTAACGGTTCTAGTTCTGAGCCTTCCTGGACCACGCTGACGGCAGGTACGGTCACTTCAGTGGCTTTGTCTGCCCCTACTGGACTGACTGTCACGGGTAGTCCTATAACGTCTTCAGGTACGTTGGCACTGTCGTATACCGCTGGGTATTCTATTCCTACGGATACTAAGCAGGCTAACTGGGATACTGCCTACGGTTGGGGCAATCATGCAAGTGCTGGTTACTTGACCTCTGCCACGGCTGCAAGCACCTATGCTCCTTTGACGGGTACAGGTACTTCAGGAACGTGGGGGATCAGCATCACTGGTAATGCTGCAACAGTCACTAACGGACTTTATTCAACTGGATCTTATTCTGACCCAACGTGGTTAACTACTTTGGCAGGATCTAAGATCACTGGAACTATTAACGGTGGAACTTATTAAAGGAAAACTATGGCTTCTACTATCGTAACTAAAAACTCCAGCACTGCTTCTGCAGTTCCTGTCTCTGGAGACTTGACTCAAGGTGAACTTGCGGTTAACGTAACTGACAAGCGTCTGTTCACTAAGAACAGTGGAGGCACTATTGTTGAGCTGGGAACTAACCCTGCATCTCTGGCGTTGCCTAACGGTACTGCCAATGGAGTAGCGTATCTCAACGGCTCCAAGGTAGTCACCACTGGTTCTGCGCTGACGTTTGATGGGACGAACTTTGCAACAACTGGTCGAGTTACAAGTGGAACAGGCGTTTTTGCTGGTACAAATATCATCCTTGGTAATGGCGGAACGCAATCAAATTTATATTTAGATGGTGGTTATGGAACATATTTAACTGCATCTATAAATCGTGGGCCAATTCAGTTTTACGTTAGTGATTCCGAAGCCATGCGCCTAACCAGCACAGGGCTGGGTATTGGGACGAGTTCGCCAAACTACCTCGCAACTCTGTACAAGACCTCGCTGCCTGTGCTTCAACTGGCAAACTCCACCTCTGGCTCAACGGCTGGTGACGGCTTGCTGATTTACCTGAACGGTGCAAACGCCACTATTTCCAACGAGGAAAGCGGCTCTATCGGGTTTCAAACCGCAGGTACTCTACGGGCCACCCTCGACGCCTCCGGCAACCTGGGCCTGGGGGTTACGCCGAGTGCTTGGGATAGCACGTTTAAATCTTTGCAGGTTCCTGGCGGCGCTGTTTCTGGTTACAGCCCATCTCAAATTCAAGTAATCCAGAACGCCTATTACAACGCTGGCTGGAAATATACATCTACCGCTGCAGCATCGCGTTATGGTCAAGACAGTGGGGTTCATGCTTGGTACAACGCTCCCTCCGGCACAGCAGGTAACGCCATAACGTTCACCCAAGCAATGACGCTGGATGCGAGTGGGAATTTGGGTATTGGTACTACTTCGCCTACGTTTGCTGCTGGCGGCGGATTACAGATTAAGAACAGCACCTTTGCATCGTGCCGCATCTCTCATTCTTCCTATACGGGTTTGGATGTTTCACAAGCAAGCGATGGTAAAGGTTACCTGTGGAATAGAGACAACGCAGACATTCTATTTGGCACCAACAACACAGAACGCGCCCGTATCGACTCCAGCGGTAACTTGCTGGTGGGGACAACTGCTGTTGTTGGGTCAGAGCGTTTGAACGTAACAGCAAATACTGGTTCATATAACGCAAGGTTTGTTAATGCCAATGCTTCTCCATACGGGCCTCTTGCAAAATATTCTGGAGCAACGCCAAACGGAACAGGCAATGAATGTTGGCGTTTTGAAGATTCTTCATCCCTTCGGTTTATGGTGGCGTCTAACGGGGGTATAAACAACTTCAGTGGAAATAACGTTAACCTGTCTGATCGCAGGGAGAAAACCAACTTTGCGCCTGCCGGTGATTACCTTGCCAAAATCTGCGCTATTCCTGTACAGACATTCAATTACATCGACCAGAACATGGAAGATGATCCCGGACTGACGCTTGGTGTTGTAGCTCAAGATGTTGAAGCTGTGGCTCCTGAGCTGGTTATGGAAAGTAATTGGGGCACTGAAGAAGAACCTAAGATGCGATTGAGCATCTACCAGACCGACCTGCAATATGCGTTGATGAAGGCATTGCAAGAACTCAAAGCAGAATTTGATGCTTACAAAGCAACCCATCCCTGAAAGGTAAATCATGACTATCACCTGGACAATCACTAATCTTGACCGCCGTACCTCTGACGGTTTCGTTACCACCGCTCACTGGACTGCTACGGCAGTGGATGGAGAGGTTTCTGCCTCTATCTATTCCACCGTTGGTTGGACAGAAGGGGCTCCTACGGTTCCTTATGCTTCCCTGACTCCTGAGGCTGTTCTGGCCTGGGTGTGGGCCTCTGGCGTGGACAAAGCAGCCACTGAAGCTGCCTTGGCTGCAAAGATCGCTGCTGAGAAGAATCCCCCCGCAGCCACTGGACTTCCTTGGTAATTTGTGGTATGCTCTTGGTTTTAACCAGGAGTTTACTATGAATATTACCCTCAGTCTGGATATTAATGAAGTTCAAGGTATTTTGAAGGTTCTCGGAGATCTTCCCACTAGCTCAGGTGCTTATCCTCTGGCGATGAAGATCAAAGAACAAGCAGAAGCTCAAATACCTAAAGAAGAGCCAAAAGAGGAATAAATGGACGAAGTTAGCCACAAAGAGATCTACGATAGGCTTGTTCAGGTAGAACAGAAGGTAGACACCATTGATTCTAACACTAAGAACATGGTGAGTGCCTTTAATGCTGCCTCCGGTGCTTTTACGGTGCTTGAGTGGCTGGCTAAGGCTGTTAAACCTATCCTGATCGTTGGAGCCTTCTTTGGGGCTATCTACGCAGCAGTTTCTCACAAAATATCCCCTTAAGGAAGAATCATGGCTACTAAAGGCGAGAAGAAGATTGGGAAGGTTATGCGTGAGTACAAGGAAGGTACTCTGCATAGCGGTAAAGGCGGTCCTGTGGTTAAGAACCGTAAACAGGCTATCGCTATTGCCATGAGCGAGGCTAATATGCCCTTTCGTGGTCAGCGTACTGCCACTAACAAGAGTAAGAAGAAGAAATGAGAGAAGTCACAGCAGGTAATAACATTACTGCTGCAACCCCTACCGTTGTCTACAAGGTTCCTGTTGGTTATTATGCCAAGTGGAATCTTTTGTATGCTTTGAACGGTACTGGCTCCACCAAACACATAACAGTTACTTGGCGAGATGTTAGCGCAAGTGCTGATATAAACATTCTGTTTGAATACACTGTTAGCGCCAAAGAATTTCTAAAGATTGATGGTGGAGCTTACATGGTGATGGAAGAAGGGGATTATATAACGGTTACCTCTGAGTCTGGTAGCACGTTTACCACCATCTGCACATTTGAGCAGATTAAGAAAGAAGGAATCTAAATGTCCACCTACCTTGATATGGTCAATAATGTACTGACCAGACTCCGTGAGCCTACGGTGTCTTCTGTGCAGGATAACTCTTATTCCAAGCTGATTGGTGTCTATGTCAATGATGCCAAGCGAGAGGTTGAAGATGCCTATGATTGGAACTCGTTGACCACCACGCTTACGGCTAACACCACTGACAGTCTATTTAACTATATTTTGACTGGTTCTGGTACACGCTTTCGCGTGATTGACGTTCTTAATGATACCAACGATACTCAGATGAACTATGCTGCTACCGTATGGATGGATAAACAGTTCTTGTTGGTTCAAAGCGGTAAAGGTGCTCCTGCTTATTATAACTTCAACGGTGTTGACTCCAACGGAGACACCCAGGTTGATGTCTATCCCATCCCTGATGGGGTTTACACCCTGCGGTTTAACCTGATTGTCCCTCAAGTGGACCTGTCTGGTGATAATGATCGTATCTTGGTTCCTCCTCACTTGGTGAATATGTCGGCTTATGCGAAGGCTATCGCTGAGCGTGGTGAGGACTCTGGTATTCTGTCTTCTGAGGCTTATCAACTGTATCGTCTGTCCTTGGCTGATGCTGTGGCTATCGAGCGTAACCGTTACCTTGAAGAAGTGGTCTGGGTGAATCCGTAATGTCTGAACAACTACTTACCTCCAGTATTGCTGCCCCAGGATTCATGGGGGTAAACACTCAGGATGCTTCTGTGGCCCTGGAGTCAGGCTATGCTACCGTTGCTTCTAACTGTGTGATTGATAAGTTTGGACGTATTGGGGCACGTAAGGGCTGGCTTCCTAAGCACTCCTCTAACGCTGATCTGAGCACCGCTAACGTTAAAGCAATCGGTGAATTGATTGCAGCAGATGGAACCTCGTATATCGTTGCTGCTGGTAACAATAAACTGTTCAAACTCAGCGGAACCACCCTGTCTGTGCTCACCTATGGTGGCGGTGGAGTAGCCCCCACGATTAGTAATGACCGTTGGCAGATGGCTCCTCTGAACGGAGTGATGTATCTGTATCAAGAAGGCCATGATCCTCTAGTCTTCGATCCTGCAGTGTCTGCAACCACGTTTAGGCGTGTTTCTGAGAAGACTGGATACCTAGGTACGGTGCAGAGTGCAAACTGCGTTATAAGCGCGTATGGACGCACCTGGAGTGCTTCTACAGCCACAGATAAGAACACCATTCAGTTCTCTGACCTTTTGTCTGGTCATGTGCTCAATACGGGCTCTTCTGGCTCACTGAATGTGGCGCAGGTGTGGCCTTCTGGTGCTGATGAGATCCAAGGCTTGGCTGCTCACAACAATTATTTGTATATCTTTGGTCGTAGACAGATCCTGATTTATCAGGGCGCTAATGATCCTACTAATATGTCTTTGGCTGATACTGTTAGCGGTATTGGCTGCTGTGCTCGGGACACGATTAAAGTCACTGGCGGTGACATTATCTTCTTGAGTGATTCTGGGGTCAGGTCAATGCAGCGAGTGGTTCAGGATCGTTCTGCTCCCTTGCGCGACTTGAGCATGAATGTCCGGGATGATCTTGTACAGGCAGTGTCTAGCGAAGTATTGGCTGACATCAAGGCAGTGTATTCTGACAATAATGCTTTCTACCTTCTGGTTCTTCCTGTCACTGGTATCACCTACTGCTTTGACATGAGGGTTACCTTGCAGAATGGCGCTGCTAGGGCCACTACCTGGACTCTGCTGCCTACGGCATTGTTCTCTACGCGGTCTAAAGACGTGTACATGGGCTTTGCTGGTTACGTGGGTTACTACACTGGTCATTTAGACAACACCAGCTCCTATCGTATGGGCTACTACACCAATTACTTTGATCTTGGCTCTCCTACGGCTATCAAGGTACTGAAGAAAGTTAGTTTCACCATGATTGGTGGAAAAGGTGCTAATGTTATTCTCAAATACGGGTTTGACTACAGCAGTAACTACAACTCTCAGTTCCTTCAGTTGAGTGGTATTACCGTGGCTGAATACGGTATCGCTGAATACAATATCGGTGAGTATACCGCTGGTGTTATCTTTGATAACCAGAAGGTTCAGGTTGGAGGAGCAGGTAACATCATTCAATTGGGTATTGAAACAGTCATCAATAACTTTGAGCTTTCTATTCAAAAACTAGACGTATTCTGTAAAGCAGGAAGGACTCGATAATGAGTAACTATGTAAAAAGTACAAACTTTGCTACCAAAGATAGCTTAGCATCGGGAAACCCTGCAAAGATTGTCAAGGGAACAGA